CTCTCACATGTGTGAGTCCGGCATTCACCGGTACTGAGTCTTCAATCCTAATGGTTTTACCCATTAGTTTGAAACTCTTTATCTCTAAGATATTCTTCTTGAATGTTTTAGCGAATGTCCATGACGTTTGATAGTCTATATCTTTTCCTCTCAAATAGAGGTCAGATAATTGGACAGGTCTTACGTCAACTCCATATATATCACGTAATAAGCGGGGGGTGAATTTAGCTATTAAGCTTAGTTCATTATCCGCTATCCTAGTATTAGTTAAGATTGGCGTAAAAACGTCATTCTTATAATAAGCTAGGAGTGGTAAACGACTGTGGCATTTACTGCTTAAGTCGGAGGCTCTTTCTATAATCATTATCAACGATACAATCTTAAAATTCTTTCCATTGGATAAGAACTTAAGACTATCTTCATACCCTTTCTGACGTTCAGCTTTTAACATTGACCTTAGCACCTCATTTGAAGTGACTAAAGCCATTGGTATTTGCTGTAACGTGGGGCTTGGGTGAAACCGAGTTACGATACTAGCTATGCTAGATCCTAAATTGGTGCCCTTGCCTTGCAAGAAATCAAGTATGGATAATGACAAGTCTATAGTAGGTTTTAATCTATTATATCTTGAAGGTGAATACTTTTGTATTTCCCTTAAATAGGAGTGTATATATTTACCGCGATTAATATCCCATCCTTTGTTCTTAATTTCTTCTGCAATGAAAGATATGACCCTATTAGGGTTGTTTCTATTATTGTAGAGTGAACTCAGACTCATAGGAGATATATTCTGATCGTTGATACGTAACTGCTTAGCAAACTCGAATCCTATCTTTGAGGTATGCGTCTTCTCAGGAGAAAAGGGTATACCCCACTCCACGAGGAGCTGACGGTATTCCTTAGCTACATTATCATTACCGATGACGATATCGTCACCAAGTAACATATAAGGTAGACTATGGAAATCCCGACCAGCTCTTTTAGACGCTAACCATACAAAGAAGTGATGCGATAGTGCGAATGAAGAAAAGGATGAGTAGAAACCCATCGGATTTCCGGTGGCATAGGTTAGATCTCCAAAAGGAGAATCAAAACTATATCCTACCATCACTTTCTTCCATGAATTGGCATACGCCTCATTTGAGAGCAAAACCAATATTTCGTATTGAATTTCAATAGGAAACCTATCAGTAGCGGATGTTAAATCGATACTATGGTAAGAGTGGCCTTCATCACAGTTTAAGCTCATAATGAGTTTTGACTGATTGAAAGTACAATCACCTGGTAATCTTTTTAATATTCTGTTATGGTAGTCATGTAAAGGCCTCAAACATGTTTGAGACCAGTAATCGCCTATAGCTATCTCTCTTGTTTTACCTTCCTTGTCGGCAATTAAGAC